CGGAGGTGTTCGCCGCGACCTCAAGCATCTGCTCAAACAACTGCTCCGCCCCGTGCCGGCGTGCCTCATGGTAGCGGCGCCGGAAGCCGTCGATATCGTCGTCCACCCAACCGAGCACGGTCGAGTAATGCGGCATCGAGGACGATCGGCAGATCTGGCGCAGCGTGCGGCCCTCGGCAAGGCCAGCGCAGATCTCCGCCCCGAGCCACGGCGTGTACAACGCCGGCTTGTTGCGCGGGACGGTCGCGAGCGCTGTCTTCGCTGGCACCTTCACGCAGGCGCCCCGGCGTTCGTCTTGAGGTCCACGTACTCGTCGTAGTGGTCCATGTCCTTCTGGCCCGGTAGCTTGATGAGAAAAATCTTTGGAATGATGCCCTGCGTCCCGATCTTCTGCACGTAATCGCCACGATGCACGTGCTTGCAAATCGGGCACGATCGCGCGTTAGGGCCGATCACCTTTCCCTCGAACACCATCCCGATGAACTCCCGCGACGGCTTGCAGCACGTCCTCACGACCATCCACAAATCGCTCATCGTCCGCCCCTCCTGCGCTTGTCGTACTCCAACGCGAGCCGCTCCGCCAACCTCTTCGTCTTCGCCCATCGCTCGGCATCGAGCGCGGTCTTCGCACCCGCGACTCGATCGCCTACGCGCTCGACGAGATCCCACAAGCGCTCCTCGTCGAGGTCCTTCCACTCAAGGTCCATCGAGTGCTTCTTGCCGTCGACCTTGCGAGTGTACGTCCCCATGAGATCCATGACACCCTCCTGTCAGCGCTTTGCGCGAATCTTAGCCCAAACCTTGTCCGCCAGCGAGGCGTACGAATCGTAGCCGGTCGCCTGGATCCCGACCTCGCGTGCCTTGCGATCGATCCCCTCGTCCGTCGTCCACCACTTGTCCGCCTGGGGCTTGGGGTTGAGCACCGACTCCATGACCGATTTGAAGTAGTTGATCGGGATCGGTGTCGGCGCCGGTTTGTAGTTCCTCGCCACGCTGACCGCTTCCTCGATCTGCTCGACAGTCACGCCTGCGTTCACGAGCCCGATCACCACTGGGTGCCCTGGCGTTGCCGTCACCCCATGCTCTCGCAGTTGCTTTGCAAGCTCGCCCTGTCTCGTCGCTTGTTGCGGTGCGGACGGTTCCGCCGGAGGTTCCGTTTCCACCGCTGGCGATGCGAGATGATTTCTCTTCTCTAACTCAAACTCTAACTCGGTCATGTTGCACAACTGCTGCACACCTGTTGCAGAACTGTTGCTCAACTGCTGCACAACTGTTGCATTTTTTGCAAGCCCTTGTTTTGGCGCCCGGATTTGTTTGGGCCCATCCAACTCGGGGCGGCACCAGGGGCTCGGGGCGACCTTCCGGACCTTGAAATGGCGGAAGCACCTAAAACGAGGTATGTGGATAAGTCTGCGGGCCGGGGCCCCCGCGATCGGCACCCCATCCCGGTCCTGATCGGGCACTTCGTAGATGCGAATGAGGTCAACATCGTGCAGTGCAGCAAGGATGTTTGCCGCGTCCTGTTCGGTCTTGACGTGCATGCACCGGGCCAGGATCCGGAACACCCGGCGACCGCTGGCTTCGAGGTTGCCGTAGTCGTCGGCGACGTTCAGCAGGCGCAGGAACGCGAGCCTCTGGGTGTCGTTCGATAGGTCCAGGAACCGGTCTGATTCCCACACGTCCTCGCGCAAGGTCTGGTCTGCCATTGTGATCTCTCGTTGATGGTTGAACGCCGGGTGAGGTGATGCTACTCGTCTTTGAGATGGTCAAGAAGCACGGCGTCACGCCCGAGGGGCCTAGCGCTCTCGCGTAACCTGCGCATGCCCTTCATTTCGAGTTGCCGCACGCGCTCCCGCGTGACCCCTATTTGCTTTGCGATCTGTTCGAGTGTTTGGGGCTCATCCCCATTAAGACCGAAACGCAAGATGAGAACCTTCCTCAGACTGGGGTACAACCTCGAAACAGAACGCCGAACATCACGCTTCATCTCCTCGAAAGACAGCGCGCGCTCGGGATCGTCCGGCGCCATGATCGCAGCAACCTGCTCCGGGGAAGCCTCGAATGCCGCTACGTTTTTCTCTAACCTGATTTGGCATGCGTCCGGGAAGAGTTCGTCCGGCAACAACCCGGTTATGTCCGCCAACTTCTTCGCGGTCTTCGTCCACTCACCATTCGCGCGAATCGGCGAACGCTTCAGGTTCAGCAGGTCTCCGATGAGAGACTGTCTAAAGTCGTGGGCGCGACAGAACTCGGCGACAGTCTTGTGGTGAGCGGTCACCGCTCGATAAAGCGGTGCGTTCCTGACCTTGATCTCGATTCGGTACGCCATGATCACTTCCGTTCGATCACGTCGATCACACCGTCCGCACGCTCGCGCAAGTGCCCCTCCTGCACGAGACGGTGAAGCGCGAGCCCCCATGGCACCTTGAAGTGCTCCGCGACCATCGATACCTTGATCATCACCTCCGGCAGCAGGATCGAGCCGAACCTGTCCGACCACTCTTCGCCAGCGAATTTGCCGCGCCTTTCTGCTCTGAGCCCCTTGCGAAACGGCTCGAAGTCCTCCTCTGGCATGTCGCGCACGATCACCCACGCATCCTGGGCGAAGTTGGACCAACGCTCGATAATGTCCCTGAGGGACTTCAAGTCACTCGCGCTCGATATGTCATCGACATAGCCTTTCGCATCAAGGTCAGACGGAATGTCCTTGAGACGGAACTTCCACCCGTTATCCATCAGTGCGACCTCCTTTTGTCCATCGCCACCTTCTCGTCGGTAGGCATCGACACCCAACCGTACTTGTTGATCAGGCCGAGCACGTGAATGACCGAGTCCGCCATGACCTCTTTCTTAAGATCCTTGGTGAAGGTCGGCTCGAACGATTGGCAGTATGCCCTGGCGAGCCCGCCTGTGTAACCGCACATGTCGTACAAGAACGTCGCCTCGACTAACGGGCAGGTCTCGTTCAAGCTCTCGATCGAGGCGACTGTTGAGTCGATCGTGTGTTTCAGATGCGCCGCAAGCTCGCGCAACGTCAGCTTGGTCTTCGAGTCCATCTGCACCTCCTTGTTGACGGGTCGCTGAGTGTACCAGCATCATGTCAACAGGTGTCAACGAATCTCGACATTTTCGATGACACGATAATGTCATTCTGAATCAAGGGCTTACGTGGGTATTGACACGATCGTGACATTCATGTCAAATATGGTTGCAGTTGTAGTTCAGTAGTCAAGTAGCTAATAAGAAGTCCAGACCCCAGGACGAGATGGTTGGGGCGTTCCGCCGGAGAGGGTGTCGTCTCCGGGTTGCCAGGGTGACCGGCAACGGGCGCGTAACCAACCGGGTCCAGTTAGTCCCGTAAACCTCGCGGCGAAGGCAGGAAGCCTGATCGTAGTGCGCCGAGCCAAGCATGTCTAGCAAGCATGTGCGGACCGGTAGTCGAGGGTACAAGGATGCAATCTTACAGAGCAGTGGGCGGCACGACCGTGCCACTGCACCTGATGGTGTTGGGAACAGCACCATGAGGCGGCGATACGCAGGCGGCCGACGACAGTCTGCACTAAGTAGGGGACTCAAATGAACAAGGTCAACAAATTCTCAACGCTGGCAGCATTCGCAGTTTTCGCGTCGCGGGTTGGCGCAGTGGTGCGCGAGATCTCTCGGACCGGGAAACTGGTTCGGGTCGGCGCGTTTGTCGATGGCGTACTGGTCGCGACAGCGGCCGGCTTCGTGACTAACTAAGTGGAGGCGACATGAACCTGATGAAAAAAGCGGCGTCAGTCGTTGTGGCGAAGCTCGGCCGTTTCGTTGTCTACGATCGGCCCGAGAGCGAGATGTTCGTGGTGCGCGACGAGGAGTCGAATCGCGTCGTGATGCTCTACACGTACAACCGCGCGTCGAAGAACAGGGCGCGCAACGAAGCCATCCGGCGAATGATGATCGGGTGAGCACTCCAGGTGGTCCTCGCAAGAGGGCCGCCGAGAGTGCCGGCACACGCAGCGGTTCTGCGTGCAACGATTGGAGAGCATGATCGCGAAGGAGACGCTATGAGCCACGTGATGGCGTATCGGAAGGAAACCAAGAACACCGTCGTCTATGAGTCGTTCAACCCGGCGGCGCCAGTGACTGCGGTCTACATCAACAAGCCGTGGCTCAGAACGAAGTACCCCGGCAAGTTCCCGGCGGCGATAACCCTGAGCATCGAGAAGGCGCCCGAGGACGCGGATCCATTGCGTCCGAGCGGCAAGTAGGGCCGGCACGCGCAGCGGACCTGCGCGCAATGATCCCGTGAAAGGGGACAGGCATGACAACCATCCTAGATTTGGTCAAAAACAAAATCGAGTCGCTCTCCGACTCCGAGCTTGTGGACGCGATCGGGCTCGCGAAAGCGAACTCGGCAGTCGCGCTGGCGCGTGAGAAGGCGCTCGCGCTCGAACTTAAGTGCCGGTATCCGGACGGAGGCTCGCCCTCGGGCGTTCTGTTCGACGCATCCGTCGCTTTGCATCCGGGTCGCGAGACTCTGGACATCGAGTACGTTCGGAGTCACATGCATCCGAACACGTTCAGGCACGCCCTCGTTCGGGGCGAGCCTTTTCTCGCAGTCAAGGTAGTCGCCAAGAAGAAGGAGGCAGCATGAATCTTGGTCGCATTGCACGCGGCACTGAAGTTGTTCAGATCAACGGCAAGCCGGTCGAAGTGACCGTCGAGCTTTTGGTCGACTGGCGCCACTTGCTGCGTCACCTCGCCCCGGTCGCAATCCAGAACAAGTCTGGGCGCTCGGTGCTCGGCGGCGGAGCAGTGGTCGTGACGGCACGCATCCCGGAAAAAGCGGTGTAGCGATGCCAACCCTGGCCGAATGTCGGGCAGCAGGGATTCCGATGTTCCGGTTCGGATCACCCGAGCTTGCCGCTCTCCACGAGCGGGCGCTCGGCCGGCCGGAGTTCGTTGCAGTCGGCAGCAAGAACGTCATCCGTCGCGAATATGGTTGGTGGTGCGACGGCTTCCAGTACGTCGTGAATCACGGCGACTTTTTCACTCTCAACACGATCCGGCGCGGGCAAGTCGTGCCCGAGTCGATCGACATCAAGTAGGAGAACAAGTGATCCGCACAACTCAGAGTTACGACTGGGCGCTCGGCGCCGGCTTCGACAAAACGGTGATCCTGGGCCGGGTCCATGTCGAAGCCCGGTGCAGCAAGTGCACGCCGACAAAGGTTCGCGGCATACCGAGGCACGCCCCAGGTTGCCCGAACCACGTGCCGGTGAGTCCGTTTCAAATCAAACCTCCGAGGTGAACATGAGTAAGGCACAACGCAGCAACAGTTTTCCCGGCTACCCGCACCTGAAGCGAGTGATTCATAACGAGCACTACGGTCGAATGGAACTCGTCGAGGTTAGCCGTACATCTGACGGGTTTCTGGTCGGTCAAGCCAAGATCGGGACCGGATCTAACGCTTACTACCATTCGGTCTTCCTGGGCTCGGATCCAACACACGTGAGGTAAACATGAGCAAAAGTTTGGAGGGCAAGCGCGGCAAGAAGTGGGACGCGCGCCGCACGGCGACCCCCCACACGATCGCCGTGATCACGCGCGAGCGCTTCGACTCCCCGGAGGAAGCGCTGGCCGGGTGGAGGAATAACCGGTGCGGCCTGCCGCGCCACATCAACCACTGGGCCCGGATCATGAAGATCAAGGACCTCGTGTTGATCATCCGGCAGCGCGAGTCCCGGTCCCGGACCGGGTTTGTGGACATCCTTGCGCTCGACCTGCGGTTCGAGCCGAGGTGAACGAGCAGAAGAGAACCCCTGCGCGGGAGGTGCAGTGCAGAGGAAAGGGCGGCGCGGGAGTGCCGGACCGATCCGCAGCGGGGAGGCGAAGCGGGGCGGCCCAGAAATTGCCCCGAATGTCTTGAGCGCATTCAACGAGTGTGCTCAAGCGGCGAAGCAGGCGGCCGCGACTGCCTGCATTACTGGAGACCTAGATGCCGTATCAGTTTCGACAGTGGCAAGTCCCGGAACGCATGCTGGCGCCGATCGAGCGCTACGTACTCCAGGGAATCATCCCAGGCGGATTCCTGCAAGCGGTAATCTGCAACGATCTTGCCGGCGCCATGCAGCAGGCGGACGACGAGAACCTCGCCAACATCCAGGCGTTTGCCGCGTATTTCTACAACAACACGCCGGGTGCGTGTTGGGGTAGCCGGGAAAAGATGGTCCTCTGGGGCAAGCAAGGCGGCGAAGTCGGCCGCTACAACCTTCACAAGGAGAAAAGGCATGAAGAGAATCTACCCTGACCCGATCTCGAACCTCGTTCGCATGCTGGCAGTCTGCCAACTCACCCGCTCGGTGCAATTAGCCGAGCAGTGCGAGGGATGGCTCGCTGTCGCGCCGCTCGATGCGCCGGAATTCATGCCGGGCGGATCGACTGCCTCGATCGGAAAGCGGGACGGCATGAACATCGCCTGCCCGACTTTCGTTCCACGATAATGGATCGTCGGCCCGGTTCATTTACTGGCGCCTCTGCCACGGTGGATGGATCCAGGCATGCGTTGGCGCGTATCAGTGGGCCGATGGCGTGAGACTGATGCGCGGTTCTACACCGCGAGCCGGCGCGGGTGAATCCATCCAACCGGCACCCCCCCTATTCGCATCACCGACCGTCGGCGGAACCCGGCGGAACACAAATAGGAGCAACACATGGCTAAGATCGGAAAGTCACTGCAAGAACTCGCAATCGAAATCGATCGCCAGAGCAAGGCAAAGCGCGACTACGTTGCGAACGCAACCGCGCTGGCCCTGCGGCCGGCGGAAGGCGGAGTCGTCATGAAGGTCGGCGACCTCGTCGAGCACTCGGTCGGCGGATTGGCCCACGGGCAGATCGCGGAGTACACCGACATCCCGAAGGCGTACTACGATCGCATGCTCCAGGCGGATCCGGGCCTGCTCGCCACGAACGTCAACCACTGGATGGTCCAGAAGTCGGACAAGCGCATGGTGCGCACGCTCGACGGAAAGGTCCGGGCGTTGCTGTCCGACCGCTACCGTCCGCTCGAAAACGCCGAGCTTGCGGAAGCGGTGTTGCCGGTGCTCCAACGCGAGGGCTTGATCCTGCTCTCGTGCGAGATCACCGAGCGGAGGTTGTACATCAAGGCAGTCGACGAGCGCATCCTGCGCGACGTGCCGAGCGGCAGAAAGCTCGGCGATGGTTCGCACGTCTTCTTCGACACGGTCTCGCCGGCAGTGACGATCTCCAACTCGGAGGTCGGGTGCGGCGCGGTCTTCATCGAGAGCGGCGTGTTCACCAAGGCCTGCACGAACCTCGCCATGGTCGGCAACAACATGCGCAAGTACCACACGGGCGCACGTGCCGAGTTGTCGGATGACGTGTTCCGACTCCTGTCGGACGACACCCGTCGCAAGACGGACGCGGCAGTCTGGGCGCAGGTTCGCGACGTTGTCGCTGGCGCACTGAACGCAGCACGGTTCGAGGCGTTGTGCGACAAGCTCGGCGAGACCTCGGAGCAGAAGATCGAGGGTAGCCCGGTCGCGGCAGTCGAGGTCCTGGGCAAGACGCTCGGGATGGGGAAGGGCGAGACCAACTCGGTCCTGAAGCACTTGATCGAGGGTGGAGACCTGACCCGGTACGGTCTCTTCAATGCCGTGACCCGCACGGCGGAGGACTTGCCGGATTACGATCGCGCTACCGAGTTCGAGCGGTTCGGCGGGCGCGTGATCGAACTCCCGCGTAACGACTGGGAGCGCATCGCCAAGGCAGCATAGTAAGCAGGGCATCGGGGCGGCCCAAAACGCCCCGCTTCAATCAGGAGGCAGCATGGCTACGTTCAGCAGCAAGAACATCATCGACGAACTGATCACCGGGAACGGCCGGCTCGCGAATCACCCGGAGGACGCGCCGGACAACCCGAGGGCAGTCAAGATCATCGAGTACACCAACGCATGGGGCGCCCAGGCGTACGGTGTCGTGTTCGAGGGAGAGCGCGACCCGGACCGCTACGAGCGCGAGACGTGGGCAGTCAACAAGCCCCGCGTGATCTGGAGGTACACAACGTGAGCGACGACGCTCTCGTCATGCGCGGCCTGCTGTGGATGCTGTTTGCAATCGGCACCTACGGCGCGGTCGAAAGCGCAATCTCGCATTACCGTCACCATTACCCAACAGGAATCCGCAGCGATGCGGTCTGTTGGGTTGTCTTTTTTTTTATCGTGCTCGTGCTCGATCGCGTGATCGCGACACTTCTCTAGAGGTAGTCGCGCAGATCGAGCCCGACAGCACGCGCTAGGCGGACTTCGCGGGAGAACACCATCTCGCGGAGTTTGCCCTGGCAGATTGCGTTCACTGTTCTGTAAGTGATGCCGGCGCGTTTGGCTACCTGGGCTCGCTCCCCGGTGCCGCGCATGTCCAGCAACCTCTTTCTCGATGCAGCAACAAGTGGGTGTTGTTTGACCATGGAATCCTCTTGACATGTCGATGACACCCGGCCGAAAATCTCACGACCGTGGCAAAGGAGTGTAGCAAATGATTGACAGGCGCAAGTACATCGGAGGCTCGGCAGTCGCGGCAGTCCTCGGACTGAGCCCGTGGAGCACGCCCCTCAAGCTATATGAGTTCATGACCTCAGAGGGCCCGCCCGAGCCCCTTAGTCTTAAGCAGGAGAAGTTTTTCGCTCGGCGCAAGCGGCAGGAACCCGTGGTCGCCGAAATGCTGGCCGACGAGTACGGGATCGAGGTTACCCGCTTGTCGATGGACGGCAACCCGAACAGGTATACCGACCCGGATCTGCCCTTCCTGGCGGCCGAGGTCGACTTCGAGTTCATCCTGACCGACAGCGTGAAGATGCGGTTCCCCGATCGCGACGACCTCATGGCAATCCCGAGCGGCACGCTCGTGAACGGTGAGATCAAGACCGTGCATCCGTTTGCCGCCAGCGAATGGGGCGAGCACGGCAGCGAGGAGGTTCCCGTTCATTACGCCGCTCAGGTGATGCACGGCTTAGGCGTCACCCGGCGCCCGATCGGATTCATCGCCGCGTTGTTCGGGCTCGATCAATTGCAGTGCTTCCCGATAGTCGCAGAGACGGACACCATACAGTCGATGCGCGAAGCGTGCGTCAACTTCTGGGGCCGGGTTCAGAACCGGATCCCGCCTCCGCCTAGCACGACCGAGGAAGTGCAGGCGATGCTCAACGCCCGGCTCGGGCGCCCGATCATCCTCGACGCGAAAATCTTTAACGTCTTCATGAAGCGGATGGAGGCGGCAAAGTCGAACTCGATGGTCGAGAAGGACATCGCGGAAGCGGACTGGCTCGTCGCGAAGTACATCGCGGACGCATGGGACAAGCCGCTTCTCGATGGCGAGGCACCTAACGTCGCTGCCAAGGAAGATGTTGCCCTTGTCTACGACGGCAAGGTTGTCGGCACCTGGAACAGGCAGCGCGGCAAAAGCCTCGATCAACGTCGGCTCAAGGCGGAGCACACCGCTCTCGTCGAGCCGTACATACGCGAGCATTGGTTCAGAGTCTTTAGGAGAAAAGGGAAATGAAACAGGCACGAACGTGGGAAGGCTACATCACGGTCACACTCACCCCCTGGGAGATCATGACTGGCGCGATTGCCGGCGTCATGCGACAGACGGAGAACATCAAGGACAAACGCCAGAACGCGGGGGGCTATGACGGAACGAAAGACTGGCAAATACACATAGAGGGCGCGATCGGGGAGTACGCCGTCGCGAAGGAATTCGGATACTTCTGGCCGGGCAAGGGCAAGTTTCGCGATCCGGATTTCGGCGACATGGACAGTCGCTGCGCGGGAGATCACGACTCCCCGTTGCGGATCGAAAAGAAAGACCCGGACCACAGAATTGTGTGGCACATCACCGGTCGCAACGGATCGTACCGTATCCACGGTTGGACTTACGCCCGCAATGGCAAGAAACCCGAGAATTGGTACGACCTCAAAGGCCTGAATCGCCCCGCATACTGGTTTCCGACCGAGTCGGTGAACAGGTACGTGCCGACGGAGGACGAATGATGCCTCAAGGCGCCAGAATGAAGCGCTCGATGCTGATCGAGCAATGCCCGTGCGGCTCGGGCCTCAAGGGCAAACGAACGACACTCGTGAACGCGACCGGATACCGGTACGTGTGCGACAAGTGCAGGCCGATGTTCACCACGAAGCCAAAGGAGGCGTATCTTGTGAGTTCGTCATCGGAGAAGGACGCGCGCAACGCGCAGGCGCGGCGTCGACTGGAAGAACTGCGCGATACGAGAACCACGGCAGACTTGTGGTAACCAACTGGAGACAGGCATGAGCACCGCATCACTGAAGGCAGCAATCACCGGCAAGGTCGAGAACCCCTTCGACAAACTGCGAATCCAGATCGCGCAGCGCAAGAACGATCTGCAACAACTCCTCGGCCCAAAGACCGATCGCTTCATCCAGATCACGCTGAACGCGATCGCGCACCGGCCCGAGCTACTCGATGCCGACCGGCAGTCCCTGTTCATCGCGTGCCGGCAAGCGGCGCAGGACGGACTGTACCCTGACGGCAAGGAAGCGGTCTTCAACGTCTACAACACCAAGGTCAAGGACAAGGAGTCCGGGCACGAGCGTTGGATCCGCAAGGTCCAGTACCTGCCCATGGTGCGCGGCCTGATCAAACTGATCTGGGAGACCGAGCAGTTCACGATGGTGGACGCGGCCGCAGTCTACGCCCGCGACTTCTTCGAGTTCAGGCGAGGCGAGGACCCCCGCATCGAGCACCTCCCGTACGCCGGCACCGAGGACCCAGGCGAGATCGTCGCGGCCTACTTCGTCGGCAAGATGAAGTCGGGCGAAGTCAAACGCGAGGTGATGTTCAGGCGCGACATCGAGCGCGCCCGTGCGTCGAGCAAGACTGCCGATCGCGGCCCCTGGGTCGAGTGGTACGATCAGATGGCAATCAAATCGGTCATCCATAGGGTTTACAAACAGTTGCCGTCGGTGCCAGAGGTTGATGCCGTCATCGAGCGCGACGTTCACGCCGCTATCGCGGACCTTACCGGACCGGACATGTTGGATTTTGGCCAGCAGCAAATCCCGGCGCCAGACGATACCCTCGACGCACCAGGGGTTACTATCCCGGAGCGGGCCCCGGAGGAAGTCGTCTACGAGCAGACCCCCGTCAGGCCGACGGAGGCGGCCCAGGTTGCGTCGCCGCCGCCTGCCAGGGGTAAGGTAGCCAAGCCCCCAGTGGAACGCGATCCCGAGCCGTCAGGCAAAGCCGGACCGGGCCTTATGACGGTCGTCGATGCGCTGGCTATGGTCGACAGGGGCGCATTCGCAGATGCCCTTGATCTTGCCAGGGGTATTGGGCCGGAAGCGCTGGCCCAGGTCCAGGCAGCGGTCAGGCAGAAGGCGGACAAGCCGGTGTGACGCCTGCCGATCGTGAATGGTTCGAGGAGAGGGCCGCTATCATGCAGTTCGATGGCGGCCTGACCCGCAAGCAGGCGGAGGTCTGCGCTTACCTAGCTATCAAGCAACGCAATCTCCGCCTCGCGGCGGCGAACAAGGCCGGGCAGAACCCGGCCGCCACCGTGAACCCACTTCCTAAGCTCGACAGGGACCTGATCCCAGTCGTGCGCCAGAATCCTTCTTCGCAGGGTTGACGCCTCCAGGGCGCCGAGCCCGCAGTTGTACGAGAAGTCCGCGATCGCCGACACCCGCTCGTCAGTATCCAGGGGCGGGCATAGCGCCATCGCGCCACGCGCGAACTTGAGCGCGTCCATCTCCATCCGCCTGTCCGCATACTCCTGCGTCCAGGGCCGGCCAGGGAACACGTCAGGGCCGGTGCTCCCCCATCCGCAAGTCCACACGCCGGCAGGGCAGATGTACGGCATCAACCGGCAACCCTCGAACTCCCGGATCAACCGATAAAAGGCCACGAGCGAATAAGGTCCCAGACCCGGCGATACCCCCCGAACATCTTCGCTAGGCTCCGCACCATGTCCACTATCGCCCAGAGAATCTGGGCCACGAGACAGGTCACGAAACCAACCGCGAAGCCGATCCAGAAGTCCCACCGGCTCATTTCCCCCGCTTCGAGAGCGACCGATCGGCGAAGAAGAATCCCAGGATTGCGCCGACCAACTCTTGATCCCACTCGCCCATCACGAACCCGGCTTGCCAGAGTTTGAGCATCCAGAGCATGAGCGCGAGCGTTGCCGCCGCCGGGCGGACAGCGCCAATCCACCCATCGATCCACTTCACACCGGTCGGCTTGTTCGCTGCCTTCATCGCTTCAACGAAGGCGGCCGCCTCTAGCTTGGAGACCTCGACATCACCGACGACCTGGACCTGCTGCACCTCCAGTTCCTTCTGCAACCGGATGCGCTCAAGGTCGCGAGCGTGCCGCTCGGCTTCGATCGTGGACTGAATCGTCAGGCGCGCGATCTCTTGGTCGTGCTCCTGCTTGCGCGTCGCCCAGGCCGATATCTCGCCCCAGATCATGCGGAACGCGGAGCCACCGAGGAAAGACAGCAATGCGGATATCACCATGTCATAGCCCCTTTACCCAACCCTTCGCGGCAACGGCAACCGCGACGACGACAAACGCGAACGCGGCCCACACGCCTTTCTTCACCAACTCCTCGGCGGCGGCCGCCCATAACTTCGCCTTCCTGGCGCGAGCCTCAACCGTTTCCTTCAGCAGGTCGCCATACGTCTCGTTGAACTCGTCCCGCGCCTTCTTGATGCAGTTGACGGTAGTCTCGATACGCTCGATCCGTTCCTCGACGGAGGTGCGCCACGGGTCGGTATGACGACGTTCTATGCCGTCCCAATTCTGCTCGATCACTTTCTACTCCTCGTCGTCTACGTCTTGAACCGTGATCACGCCCTTCTTGACGAGGGCCCGAATGAGGGCATTGATCCTCGGCCGCTTCTCTGGCGGAGGCGGAGAAGGCGGATCCGCCGACAGGATGGTGTCGATCCCGTCTTGCGCGCGCTTCTCGATGACGGGAATCCTCGGGTGCCCGGCCGGAATGAAGCCGCACACCTCGCCACCCTTAATGACGAAAAGCCCGCCGGCACCGTCTCGCTTGTACGTGTCCATTAGATCTCCGCATCAATGTAGATTCTGGCGGCCGTGGTATTGTTTGCGTGCAGCAGTGCGCCATTACCACTCGTTAAAGACCCAGCAGTCGTACCGGTTAGCCATGTACGATCCCTCAAAAGACTTGAGGCGGAAGGCGCGACGCTCGTACACGCTGCGGATCCGGTTCCACAGTTGATAAAAAAATGCGAGCCAGCGCTCACAGTAATCGCCGGAGGGATTCTTTTTCTCTGCCATTTCAGAACAAAATTGCCTTGCGTGGTTGACGTGCATTGACCGGGAGCGAACATCGAAAAAAGCTGTGCGCCATCACCAATTACCTCGTAAAACTCCAGGCATCGAATGCGATCGATGTCCACGGGCACGTCGATGACCGGGATCTCGATCACACCGCTTATGCCGATGCGCACACCGGTAATCTCGACGTAGTCGTTGGCTCCGCCAGTGCCTGTCCACGGCATTTGGAATCCAAATGCAATCTGATTGACGGTGCTGCCCATCGCAGACGTGATCAGGGAGAACTCTTGCCACGAAGTCGTCAACACCGACGGAGAATTCAGGACTGTCGTTTGCCCGGTCCAGGTGCCGCCTTCCATGCTCGTCGAGGACTGATCTGTCCCGGTTCCGGATATCACTCGGCAGTAGAGGTTCGAGCTAGTGGCGCTATACGAGCTACCCTTGCGGGCCCAGAACTTGATCGTCAGTGCCTTGCTTGCAGCAAGTCGCGACAACTCAGACGTGAGCACCTGGGTGAACCTTGTGTCAGTCACCGTGCCGGCGCCGCGCAAGATCCTCGCACAACTCGGGTATGCAGTAAGGCCGCTCGCCTGCTGAGATTGCGTGACGTTGCCGGTACTGCCGCCAACCATGTAGGTGTACCAACGCTGAAGCAAATGCGTTACCGTGTTCGCCGCAGGCGTGTTCGAGGTTACGGTCGGGTCGCGGAGTATTTGAAACGCGCCGTTCATCACGATGCTAGGCACGCCCATCTCTTGCAGGCCTAGCGTGATGCGCTGCGTGGACGCATTCGCGTCGTCAATCAAGTTACGGCCGGCAGAGGTGAGCGTCGCTAGAGCAGCGGTGCCGCTACCAGTGAAATACGGGACCGTGTCTGCGGCAGAAGACAATCCGGCGATCGCCAGCAACTCCGCATCGGAGGCGTTGTTGTACGAGAACACCATCCACTTGTTGGCGGCGAGGTCGGTAGCAAACGTACCGGACGTGTGCGCGGTCACGCAGACATACGTGTTCCCGCTTTGAGACACCAAGTCGTAGACGGCATACGCAGTTGTCGTTAGCCAGTTGCCGCGCGGCACCAAGGTCGTGCCCAACAATGCCACGACATCCGGGTGTAGCGAATGCTGCTCGACGACTTGATCGCGGAGCTTGCCGTCACTGCGTTGTATCAACGTCAGATCGGCATGCACCGAGTCCATCGCGGTGTTGATGTTCGCAAACTCGGTGTCGAGCGCATTGGTCCGCACCGTGTTGCGGCCGGAGACGTTGTTCGTCTCTTCCTGGGCGAAATTTACCGTCGGGTTGTAAGGCGTTAGGCTCATTGCGACTCCCTCATTACCCTGCGCAGGATTTCAGTCCTGCGTCTTTCAATGTCACGCGACGCTTCTCGCTTGTCGCGATAAGAGATGTCTTCGTCATTTTCAAGTTCCTTGCGCTCTTTGCGAAGGGCAGACAATTCGCCTCGGCTCGCCTTGTAATTGCGCGCCAAGTCTATCAGAGAGCCCTTCTTCTCGATGAGCGCTTCTGCCTTGTCGTCCCGCCCGCTTTCCTGATACCTCTTGACCTGATCGAGCGTGTCCTTGACATCCTTGTATCGCCGCCAGAACTCGCGAGACCGGGTCACGTCATCCACTTCGCCATAGAACCGGTTCAGCAACGGGATCGTGTTGACGTTCATCTCTTCGCCGAACGCTGCCTTGGCGCCGACATCGAGCGCCTGCGAAACCGTCGTGCCAAGCCCTAGCGTGAGCGACTTGATGACGTGATCGAAGAATGCCGGCGGCACGTTCACGCGACCCGGCACAACATCGTCTCCGCCAGTGACACTGTTCGCCCACTTGGCGGCGCGCTTCGCGAACTCGCTGTCTCGCGCCTGGATCAATTGGTACTCCGGGATCTTGGGCGAGAAGCGATCCTGCTCTGGATAGAGAGGCGCACCGTTCCACTGCTTGTTCTCGATCCATTGCACAAACGGGTCAGTGATCGTGAAGGAGGCAACCTGAGCCGGAGAGCCGGAGCCGAGCGGGACGAAAGCCTCGAACATCGTCTTCAGCATCGAGCCGGCCGCGTCCATCACGGTGCGGTTCGGCCGCGTGTCCCAGATCGATGCCGAGATCAGGCGCCCGAGGTTCGGGAAGATATGGTAGCCGTACGGCAGCGGGATCTTGAAGTGCCCGCCGTCCGGGCCGCCGGTCATAAAGATCATGTTTCGCTCTTTGATCCCGTCCGAGATGATGTCGTACTGATTGTTGCCGTCCTCGTCGTCCCCTGCCACGGCACGCGCCAGCATGTCGGCCAGGAAGCCTAGCAGGACCGCTGCCGCCACGCCCGCCTGCAACGCTCGCGACTTCGCCACGGCTTGGAACATTCTGCTGTTGCCCTGGATGTTGGCGTTCGTGAACATCCACAAGGTGTTGATGATGCCGGTAGCATTGCCCTTGCGGTTGAAGTTGACCGTCAAATTCTTCGCCACACTCGCGGCGCGCATCGGCGTCAAGCCGGAGCGTTTCGCCTCAACATAGGCGGCAAGACGCACGCCATTCTCGACCGCACTGTTCACTGCGGATATCCAATCCATGAATGCCCTGGCAAGCCGGATCGGATTGACCGCGCTACGGGACAGCGCCTTCACCTCGCGAGCGATCTCCCTCTCGCGATCGACGATGCCATCGAACAACTGGGCGTAGCCAGTCATGCCACCTTCACGCCGATACTCCTCGGCCCATTGCGTCCACGGGCTCGGACCATAACCGCGCAACGAACGATACATCCCCGCGATCGCCGGGCCGATGTTCTTGGTGACGCGCCACCGATGGTTATTGATCTCGGTGTCGGACAGGTTGCCCATCGCCGTCCAGTAGTCGCGGGTGAAGTTGGTCGCCCAGAAGACCGGGTTCCACTGAGTCGCCATGTTGGCGAAGAACCTCGTGACGCGAGCGGCGTAGTCCATGCCCCACTTCAACTGGGCAGCGTCCAGGTTCTTGAGGTTGCGAGCCATCATCAACGCGCGATCGTTGTGCTCGTTGAAGACGATCGTCTGCTCGACCCCCTGGAACTTCGCGACGATGACGTTCGGCGAATTCTTGTAGAAGGGATCGACACCTAGCACCGCGAATCCGGTCCTCGGGTCGATATGCTTCTTCATCGGGACCTTGTTCACCTCCCAGAAGGACGGGTTGTCGTACTCCCTGGCGAGTCTGAACATAGCCTGCGCGACGCGATTGCGCTCGGCACGGTGAATGACGTTCTCATGCTGCGCGAACACGTTCGCGAGAATGTGCGATGCCGCCCGAGTCGACCCGGTAGCACGCCTCGACTCCGGGCCCCTGACGCTGAATCCCTGCGACAAGCCGGGTGAGTCCTCGTCCCGGAATAGCGGCACGTAACTCTTGTAAGCACCCTCCCAGGCGGATATCGTACCCTGAGTTTCTAGTCCATCGGAGACGATGATGCGTCGCGTTGCCCTGGTGATATCGTCCACCCTGCGGCCGATCTCGGCAAAGATTGCCGCCTTGGGCCCGGACCTGATCGCGTTCAGTATGCTGTCAGCATCTGCATCACTCATGCCGGACAGCGCATCATTGTTCGGCACGCCAGGATTGACGCGCCGCATCTGGGCGTTCCTCTCCTTCGCGTGTCTTGCGTAGAGGTACTCGTCCGCCTGCGCGACGCTAACACCTTCATCCGCCATGTGCTTAAGTAGCGGCCGAAACATGTTGTCCCACGCGCGGTTCGTGCGGTCGCTCACGCGGCCGTAATACGTCTCGTCGTGCAGGTAGACCCGCTTGTCCTCATCGATCGGGCGCCCGATCATCTCGGTGATCGCTGCCTCCACCCGCTTCGTGTCCACGAGCTTGTCCTGGAAGGCGCGAACGAAGTTGTCCCACTTCCCAGGTTGCTCCACCAGGAAGGGTTGATTGTTCGGGTTCCAGTTCTGGCCGGCGACGTTCGATGGCGGCACGATCGGCGGCAGATTCGCCTGGATCTGGGTCGACCGAGGCGGAGGCGCCTGCGCTTCCAAGATGCTTGGCAGGGAGAGGTCATACGCGCCGGAGTTGCCGATCGCGGACTTGATTTGTTCCCGCCGGAATACAGCAACGTCTTTCCCGCCAAACTCTCCAGGCATGACGACCCCGTCGTGCCCCGCTCTTTTAGCCCTGGCAATCACCCTTCCCAACACTGCGGGATCTTCAGTCTCTGACTCGTCCGCATAGTACGGGTTGGTCACGCGCAGGTACACCGGCATGACATTCGCACCACTGTAATCGTCAGGACGGTCGTTCCTGACAACTGCCGCGTCCTCCGCCGCCTCATTCGCTCGATTGGGATTTGAACTGAACCACATTACCCCTCTCGAATCGCTTGTTCCCCAGATATCGCCACCGCGCTTCATGTTGAACACGTCAAAGTCTCGCGCGGTCCCGTGGTACATGACGAGAGGATTGCCCTGCCTATCGACGATCTTGCTCTCGCCGAACGCCTTTTTGAAGGCGGGCGTGTCCGTCAGGTCAGTCTGCGCCCCGAGGATGGTCGGCAACTTCGACGCTGGCGATGCCGCTTTCGCGACAGCGCGCATGTCGGCATTGATCTTCGCCGCCTGCGCAGCGTTGACGCCAGTCATCGAGTTGCTGATGTACGCACCCTTGCCGGCGTCACGCAAGATCTTGGAGACCTCGGCATCGCTCAGAACCTGGACGATGCGCATCGAGCCCGAGATGGGCCATCCGCCGCCAGCATCGCTCGCGCTCGGGTTCGTCTTGTAGTTGTACGACTCACCAGGATCCAGCAGGCGATTGGTGATGCCGGAACGCATGCCGTTTGGCAGGCGCCTAGAATTGTCGCTTTCGCGCTGCGTCTTTGCCGTGACGACAGGCATCTCCACCTTGACCCACACGCGCAACTCACCGTCAACGCGAGCCTTGCCCTGGTCGAAGATCGGCAGTCCGATCGCGTGAAGTCCTGGGCGCTCGGCAAGGTCCTTGGGGCCGAGCGTTGGGATCTGATTCTCTGCTCTCGACCACGTGTTGGCGAGGAACCCCTGGCGAACACGCCTGCCGTCGATCATCGGCCGAGCATATAGCGGGAACGCGACGCCGGGGCGCGTCGGCATGAGACGCATGAGCTTGTAGACGATGCGCGTGCGAGTCGGGATCTCGCCCTTCTTGAGCGGCGCATACAGCAACCCGATCGGCTTGCCGTTGAGCGGGTTCTTGTTCGGGTCCTGGACGCTAAGGACCTCGTCGCCGACTACATCACGTCCAACTGCTGCGTTATCGTTCTCTGCTCCTGCGGTGTCGCTACCGCTGTCTCGTACTCGCGGTCCCAATCCGGGACCGTAGTCCCGCTCTTGAGTGCCTCTTCGATCTGAGACTCTGTCTTCCGACTGTTCAGATAACCGAAAGAGATTGCCTTGTGAACCGATGCTGGCACCGGCCTGTTGAAGCGCTGCCTGTAGCGCAATGCGAGCTTCGATAAGCGCATTAGCGGGGGTTTGAGCAGTTTTGACGGTTGGCGAGCCATAGACACTCCTCATTACTTCGTATGCTTTCGGCATGTACTTCTTCATCATCCGGTTATCGGAGAAGTACAAGGTGCCCATCTGGGCCAGGATCTCAGACTTCATGAGACGATAGTCGCGAGCGTCGATCATGCCAAACGGGTAATGGAAGAACACCGCGATACCCTGGTGCTCGTTTGTTGCGTCCATCACCTCCTGGATAAGGTCGCCCGTGGGTTTGAATCCCCCGTTGATCTCGTCGAACTCATACTCCAGTCGAGGGGAGTCTCCAGAAATAGACTGGCCACGGTTGATCACATCGATGTGATGCGTCAACTCATGGATCATATACCCCGCGATCTTGCCGCGAACAGCTTTGTGCGCATCGGCAGAATTGCCGGCGATCTTGCCAGCGATTTTGCTACCGCCACCTTGGCGCGCGCTCGCAAAAAACGTGAATTGGTTGACCAACGACTCCGACAGCATGAGCACGTGCTTGCCGTCGTCGGGCGCCATTGCCGCCTTCGCGTTCGACAGCGAGAAGTCGAAAGTCGCCCACATATCCACCGACGCCAACAACTGCTCTGGCACGCCGGCCGCGATCATGTCGTTGATCGAGGTGCCGATAGCGGCGCGAACGTCGGGGTTGTTGCCCACGTTGTAGACGCCCCTCGCCCCGACGAGTCGCTCGGCATCTCCGGGATTGAACCAAGCCGGCGCATCGGTCGGTTCTGCGGTTCCCAGCACCGTCAGATTGACCGAGCCGACAGGGAGAGCCTTCGCCTCTACTTGCGGCGCGATTGAATCTCTCGTAGCTCGGAGGGCATTATCACCTTGCCTCCCCTGCCCTTGATCGGCGCCGTACTGACTCTGTAGCCATCGGGCTTGCTGTAGTCTGCCTCGTGAGCGTAGGTTACCGAGGTAACCACTCCCCTCGGCCCCCGAAGTTTGGTCCCAGTGGTTTTCAACATTGCGCACCTCCGCGTTCCTGTTATCAATCGAAACGTCACTAAGCCCGATCTTCGAGCCAGCGCGCTCGATGACGTTAATGACCTCGTCCTGCATAAGCGGCGAGACCGGATCGAAGATACTGATGAAACGTACACCTCGATTGCCATTATCATGCACTACTTGCTGGTAGCCGGCAACCGTCCCGAGCACGCGGGCGGCACGCCTCTTTTCCGGCTTGGTTCTCGCGGCCGCGACGAGCGCCTCCGCCTCGTCCAGGACGGCTTCGTAAAATCGCTGCGCCTGCTCGGTCGTTTCGAGCCCGGACTTAGCCGTCACGTCAGAGTAGAACTGCTTCCCGCTCTCCAACGGCCGGGTCGCGATCACCATCTGCTGGCGAAGGGCATACCCGAGCATCGCCATGAAGTCGTCGATCGTCTCCGGAGACGCGAACACGTCAAACTGCACGCTGCCCTCGGCGACGCGCTCGAACGCGCCACCGGTTTCGATCACGCTGCGAATGTGGCCGGTGCCGAGTTGCTGCATGATGTTGTGCGCGATCGTGCGCACTTCTGCGGCAGTCATCGTGCGGCCGCCGCTTCCTGGGCCGGGCTCAAGGCCGACGCTCACACGCCGGGTGTTCGTGTCGAACACGTCCTGGACACTCTGGCCGGTTGCGTTTAGCGCGCGTTGCAGATTCATCCACCCCACGGCTTGAACCTGGGCGGGAGTCCAGTTGCCGCCGTGCCAGTTGATCTGGTTCAGGTAGTCAGTAATCTCCTGTAGACGCTCAGACCCCCACTCGTACTGTGTCTCGCTCGGCGAGCCGGACTTCACGTCATTCTCAAGACCCGTGACATCGACTTTCGCCGCACGCAAGCGATTGATGAACTTCTTGTCGACGAACCCGACATCGCGAGAGGTCCACACGTCGACCACGCCAGGGGATCCGCCGCGCACGTCGCGACCCATGACCGTGCGGGTCGTGAGCCCCATCGCGCTGTCCACGAAGTCGAGCAACTTCTGGTCGTAGCCCCTCTGCGGGGACTGCCCGCGCAACGCCATCTCGATCTTGTGATCGGCTAGGCCACCTTCGAGAATCTTGCCGTCCCTGTAGGTCGGCCTGCCGGCAAGACGGTCCATGACGCGCAACACGTCCGTCATTCCCTTGGTCGGACTGGCGGCCTGCTGAGACAACAACCACGCGAGCGTGACCTGCGGCGCCATCTCCTGCGAGAACTGCTCGCCGATCATCGGATAGACTTCTTGATACCATCGGCGCCATAGCGCGATGTCCTCGGGCGTAGCGCGCACGTCCACGTCCTGCGCCCAATCGGCAGCAGTCCTGCGGCCCACGACAAGACGCTTGCCGTCAGGCGCGGTGATCAGGCGCCGTTCGTTGCGTGGCGCGGCCGCATCCAGTGTCTTGCCCTGTCGAGCGATCTTGCGCCCGAGCCGCTCGATCGAGCCGCGCTTGCCGCGCTCAGGCACCCTGATCGGACTTACACCCCCAGTCAAATCGGTAGTGTGCCCGGTGATCCCGGCGCGATCGGCATCGGAAACGCCAAGCACGGCAGGCAGGCCGGACTCGACCCGCACCGGCAACGCCTTCCAACCGTACTGCCGGGCCGCTGCCACGGTGCTATTCCCATCGACGACCCGGAACTTGTCACCCTCCCGGCGGACCGTGATCGGCTCTCGCTTCGAGAGTTGCCCGCGATCGGCGGCAAGCATACGACGCGCGGCGTTGACGCCGCTGTCGCGGGTCTCCTCCGAGGTCTTGCTCGACACCAACTGATCGAGCGGGACGACAAGGTACTCGCCACGCAGGTCAAAGTAGTTGCCGTACTCCTCCGCCATGGAGGATGGCACCGGGCCGGTGTCGATCACCCGTTTGGCGAACTCCTTGTCGGTCTCACCCTGGCGCCGTACACTCTGCTCCATGGAACCGTTTCTCGAACCCGGCGAACTCTGGGACGTGGAAGGCAGGCCGGTAGTCGTTTCCGAGCCTTGGGTCTTCCTGTACGTCGACTCCGGCGAGCGCATGAACAGGATGCCCTGGCCGCCTTCTGGCGACGATCGCCTGGACGAAAGCACCTTCGCCAAACGGTTCGGGGACTCGTCGCTCACCAAGGCGCGCGTCCTGTCCGCGAGAGCCATGCCCTCGGAGTGATAGGCCTTTCCGATCTCGGTTAGGTCACCCGGTTGCCAGACCCTCCCGCGCTCGATGCGCTGCCGAACCTCTACCTCGGCATTCATGAAGATCTGCATCATCGCTTCTTTGTAGCTATCGAGAAGCGCAACCTCTTGGGCAGTGGGCTTGCGGTTCTTGAACTCCTTCTCAAGGGCATCGATCGCGTCCTTGATCGGGTGCGCCTCTTCCTTCGCCTTGATCATCTCCGGCAGGTTGAATTGCAACTCGGTCGGTGCGCCGCCGATGATGACGTTCACCAGACCGTCGCGATATCCGCCGAGGGACGGTGCGCCCGGCACCCAAAGATTGCGGATCTTCTTGCCTAGCTTCGCCACTTCCCCGGCTCGATCCAGGCCGGCCTGCACCCCCTCGGGAAGCGCGATCACGCCGGTAGACCGGACCGCATCCTTCACCTGGGAAGCGTCTCCGCCGTAGTCGGTCTTGATCTTGTAGCCAATCTTCTGCGCGGTCTTGATCGGGCCCCTGAGCACGCCGGCACCGATGTCGTTCGCGATCAGGTCCACGATCTTGTCGTGATGCGGCTTGATGATCTGCGCGCGCTCGACCACGAACTCGGGCGTGGCATCCGGGCCCCAACTCAGATCCTCGTCGACATCGAACACGCCCATAACGGCCGGCAACTTGGACCGGCCCCGGAGTTCGGAGGTCAACTGCTCTGCCTCGCCCTGCAACCCCTGTAGCCGCTGCTCCAGAGCGCCCAGGCCGCGATCGTCGGGTGCGGTCGGTGCCACGGTAGCCTGAGCCTCCGGCGGCGCAACTGAGGCCCTCTGCGGGCGCCTGGATAGTTGCGTAAAGTCGGGCGTAGCCTCGTTCAGAACGCGCTCGAATTCCGCCGCCATTTCCTCGTTCCTGGCGATGCGTTCAGCGCTGCGCATCCGGAACTCGGTCAGGTTCACCGGAGGAGTGGATCCGTACGTCGCGCGGTCTCGAAGCGCGGCCCGAGCCCTTGAACTGCCCTGCATGGCGCCGGAAACGATGACGCCCATCGCGGCCGCGTGCGCCGCTTCCTTCAATGCCTCGGTAGCAGTAGGGGTATCTCGCAACCGGTTCCGCAGTTCGTTCTCGATCTGCCCCAGTTGCGTCATGGCTTCGCCCATGCCGTCGGCCATTGCCGCCTTGATGCCGTTCGTCAGTTGCAAGCCACCCATCCCGGCCTGCTTCATTGCCCGGATGGTCGGCGCGAACCCTAACTGCTCGCCGGCCCACTCCCAGTAACCGTCGACGATCGAAGCCACGAGCCGATCGCCGGGCGACATGTGGGCCCGCTGCGGGTCGTTGTAGCTAGACCCGACCTGACCCACTGCCATCGCGATCGTTGGCGCCTGCGCCACGGCAAACGATTCCGACAGGCGCTCGATGTCGGCAGCAGTCTTGGCGCCGCGCATGCCGTACATGCCCATCCAGTACGTGGGCGCATTCGCCACGACATTGCGGATTGCCTCGTTCAGGAAGCCCCGGACACCCGTCGGCATCGGCACATTACGCTGCGCCGCGTCACGCTCGATCCTGGACTGCGCAAAGTAGTCGCTGGCGGACTGCCACCCAAGAGCATCGGCCGCGATCCTGTCCACGCCCTCCGCCTGACTGTAGATGTCCCCGATCCCGGACACGATCGATCGCATCTCAGGCGAGCTTTTCAAGGCCTGCTGCGCCGCGTTCATCACTACCCCAGGCGTGGTCAACGGGCCCCTCGTCGCCATTACCTCGGCGCCGGGCGCGCGCACCTGTTCGCCGGCAACCGTCGCGCCGGGTCGCGGAACGTAAGGCGTTGCCTTTATGTCGGCCAGCGTTTTCTTAGCTTCCGGCGTCAGGCTTGTCCTGGACGGCGGCGCAGGCGGCGCCCGTAGTTCGGTATCCAGGACGGACTCGCCTGGGCCTGCCTGACCGGCCCGTTCTGCCTGCGGGTTTATCGCCGCGCCTGCGATCTCGGAAAAGCCGGACGAGGGACTCTTCATCTCCGGCAGGCCAAACATCCTGCGAGCCACCGCGCCGGCAATGGCCGGGATCGGCCCGGCACTGCCCATGCTCGTCAGAACCTCTGACGCTTTCTCGCGCAGGAACTCCTTCGCCGTGCCCAGTATGCCGGGAGAGGCGCCGGGGGTTTCACGTGAAACATTTCGTGAAACATTGGCTCCCTCGACGGGGATGATGTCGGGCAGCGTCGCGCGCCTGCGCGTGCCGGGCGACTCTCCTTCAGGCTCGATCGGGATGATGTCGGGCAGTGGCATGGTTACTCATCTTCTCTTGGAAGCGGTTGGTGCCCGACCAATTTTCCGCCTTTATCCCTCACCTCGAAACCCTTGCCGGTGACGTATTTCCCGAGCCTCATGCCCGAACCCTTCCGCTCGTCATTGAAGCGTTGCTCGAAATCACGGTCCGCCTTCGCGCCTGGAAGCGGCTCGACCTGCTTCTTCAGCGGTTCCATGTCGAGGTCGATCAGGCGTTGATTGATGTACGCCCTCTTCCGATCGCCGGTCAGGCCCTCCTTGTCGGCGGATCGACCGGCGCTGTCGATCGCAAGGCGCCTGTCCATCGCGGTCCTGTCCCGAGGCGGATTGCCGCCGCCGGTCCTGGGCTTGTTCGGGTCGGTCCTGTTGGTCAGATCGGTGCGGGCGCCGTAGTATTCGCCCCGCTTACCTTCCGCCCCTGCGCGCGCATGCGATGCGCTCGCTGCCGCGCGCTGCGCCTCCTGCCTCGCTCTCTCGGTGTTGCCCTTCTCGGTATCAAGCCCCCTCATGGACTCGCCGATCGGGCTTAACGTGCCCGTGCCAGACTCCTGATTTATCATCACGCCGGATTGGTGCCTGTAAGGCGTGAGCGTGCGAGCGTCAGGCAAGAATTGCGCGCCACGGTTCGCCGTCTCAAGCGGTAGATCACCCTTGAGTGCCCTGCGCAAAAGCTCCGCCCGAACCGCTTCCTGCGCGTCGACCTTGGCAGCGTTCGCGAGACGTTCAGGATGCTCCCGATACGCCGGATGGCGGGCCCTATTAAGCGACTCCCGTACCTGCTTGACGGTGTCATCATCGATGATCGTGTGATCACGACCATCCGGCGAATACTGCGGCGTTTCGCCAGACAGCGTCGCGCGCAAGATCTCCTTCACCATGTTGACCGGGTTGCCGGTGTTGAGCGAAACCTGCTCCTCGATGAAGCCCGGCGCAGTCGTGCGCGCGAATTCGTTCGCCTTGCCCTCGTCGAGACCTCGTTGGGCCCGAGCCCTGCCGATGCGCTCACGCAACAAGACTTCTTCGAGCGCCCGCTTCGTTCCCAACGCGCCTGCATCCGGGTCGGCACCGAGCGCGCTCGTGATCAACGCGCCTGCTGCCCTCGGGTCAATGAAATTCATCGGCGAAGCCATGACTACACTCCAGGCTTAGGTTTGTACTTCTCCCAAATTGCAGGACCGCTTGTGCGCGCAAGGCCGCCTAGCATCGTCAAGCCGGCGTTCGGCATTATGCGACTGGCATCTGTCTCGGCGGCCCGCATCGCATTCCCGCCGCTGCGGAACAGGGATCCCGCTTCCTCGGCGGCGGCAGTGCTGCGCTGAGACATCAACCCGGCCGCGCGCCCAGGGGCGATCGTCGTCGCGAACATCTGGTTAAGCCGGTTCGCTCGATCGGCGGAGTCGCCAGTACGAGAAGAGATGGCGCCCTCGTATGCCTTCGACGAGTACCCGGTCGTGGTCGGCGCAACGGCAGATGCGGCAACCGTCGGCCTGAACTGCTCACGCAGCGCGGTCGCGATCGCATCCTCTTCCTGCTGGCGTGCCTGCGGCTTGTATTGCTCAGAAGATGCGAGCAACCTCGCGCGAGCCTCTCCCGCTCGTTGGTCGGCGATTTGCTGCGCAGCGTTAACTGCCGCCTCCTGCTTTTTCCTGGCAGCGTTCTGCGCCTGCATCTGCATCAGTGTGCCGACAACCTGGATAATCGTCTCAACGCCCATGATCAACCCCTATGACCCTTACGGGACGAAAGTGCCTGGATAAGTAGCGGACGGCGAGCCAAGTAGCGGGCTTCGATTCCTCGCTGCCTCACGCTCGTACGCCCGACGCTCGGACGCTTTCTTCAGCGTGCTGCCAATATCGGCAAATGCGTTGTTCAGGATGTTCCCCTGCGCTTTCGCGTTAGCGATGTCGATGTTCGCCTGCAACTGCTGGCCTGCGCCGGCAAGTGCGCTCTCGGCATCTGATCCCGCCTCGACCTGGGACAGCAACCGCATCCTCGCGTCCTCGTCCGCAGCGCGCAGGTTGGCGCCGATCTCGTCCGCGCCAGCGATCGATTTACGCAGGTTGTCTGCGTACGTCCTGTTGAGCTTCGCGCTCTCGTCCACGTCCGCCGATCCGCCTCGAAGCCCGGACCTGGAAAGCGCATACATCAACTCCCGGTCGGCTTCCTGCTTCTGCTCGTCGAGCGCGAGCTTGTTCAGGTCGCGATTGGCGGACACGACCTTCTGGATCTGCGCCTCTCGCTCGGCGCGATTGACGGTTGGGTCAGACCCTGGGGTTTCGTTGTAACCGACGACGACATCTTCATAACCACTGTCCCCGGTATCGTCGCCACCCTCGTCTCCACCACGGTTGCGCCGAGGATAACGAACGCCCTCATCGGTCATGACCGGTTGTTGTTGCCGACGCTCGATGATCGGAGTGCGCGTAGCAGGGACCGCAGGGCCATAGCCGAACATGCGGTTGACCGCTTCGCGCGCCGCCTTCTTTTTGGCTTCATCCGCCGCCGCTCGGGCGGACGCGCCACCGTCACCACCACCTCCACCACCAAACAGGTCGGCTACGAATCCCATTTCAATCTCCTGTACACGACGAACGTCGCGCCTTCAGCAAAACCTGGACAGATCGCTTCTTCCTCGAACCCGAACCACTGCACGAATCGCAGCGCACGCAGATCGCTCGCGAGCACCACTGCCTGAATTCTCGTCGCCGCGCCGGTTTCTAGCAACGACTCCACGGTGAGCTTGAACCAACGCATCACCGACTTTGCCCACGTCTCCCATCCTGGGACCGCAGCGAACCATGCCGCCCAGACGTTAGGGAAGACAAGAGTAAAGCCACCGATAGCAACAGGTTCCTCATTCGCCAGAAACGCCTTCTTGATGCCAGCAGCATGTGCTCTCCCGATCGCCATCTCTTCCGCAGTCGCCTCGAACATCACCGGGCGCCACGCCATGACATCGCTCTCGCGCATGCGAGACGATACGTGGATCGCGTGCTGCATGGTCATGTCGACGATCTGCATCATACTTGCCCAAGCTCGTGGTAGTGGATCGTCAGCGAGTGCAACTCGAACGCCTCGTCCGAGCTATGCGTGATGACCGGCGCGATCTCGGTGCAGCACAGCTCCACCGGTTGCATGCCGCCAAGACGGGTGACTCCGCCAATGTCCACCGCGATCGTCTCCCTGGTCTCATCGTTCGGGTCCCACTTGAACGACAACTGCGCGGTGCCCACTGCGGCGATGTCGAAGCCGTAAACCATCTTCATCACGCCGGGCTTTCCACCGTCGAGATACGGCAACTCGACCCTGACATCGGTGTCGGTGATGTCGTCGGTAAACTCCGACTCGCTCAGTGTGTAGATGTTGTTGCCGTTGCGCAGGTACATCACGTTCTGGAAGATGCAGGCCGCCTCGATCGCAAACGGGAACTCGTATCGAGACCACGCAGAGATCTTGCCGGTCTTGCTGAACGTGAACACCCAGGCGTAGTCGGTGAAGATCCACCACGCTTGACCGGCGGGCCCGTACCAGACTGCGTACGGAATATCCGATGCCGAGATCTCTGCCCTAACCAAAGTGTCGATCGGGCTACCGACATCGGCATCCTGGTAGTTGCCGGTGTCGGTGATGATACCGACGGACCGGAAGCCGTAAGCCGTCAGGAAGAAGAGATCGCGACCGACCGTGATCGGGCTCAGGTGATAGGACGTGCCGACGTTGGGGACGGACTGCGACAGCGCCATGAGGGATGGGCTCGGGTCTATAGACCACAACTGCATCGAGTCCCGGAAGAACACCGCGAGGTTGCCGCTATAGACCGCAACGGCAGTCGGATCCACGTCACCGGTCGCGTGCCTGCCGACAGGAAGGAAGCCGGAGGTGCCGCCGTTCCACTGCCTCGGGTTTCCGATCGAGCAGTACCGCACGACCTCACTCCCAATCGCGAACAGGCGATCGCTCAACTTCACCAGACTTTTCGACTTCGGGTTGCTTGAGTCGAGCACGGCATACGTGCGGCAGGTCCAAGTAAGTTGATTAGGGCCGGCATTGTCGACGACGGTGAGCCCAGGCGTTGTCGGCCACGCGGGCTCGGCGCCACCGCTCGTCCCGGTGCCGGAGACAGCGGTCACCTCGTAGAGGAAGCCGTTGGCGGCAATCGGCCGGCGGAAGGTTCCCAGGGCATACGCAGTTGTCGCCGCCCACGCGCCAGGATCATTCACCCAATGGTGATACACGCTTTGATCGGTGTACTCACATGCGGCATAGGTGTAGCCGTCGTACGTGTCGACAAAGTGAACGCGCGACACCGCGAGCGCCGGAGTCGTCGGGTGCATCAACCTCGTCGCCTGGAATGCCGTGTTCGCGTGGGTGATGGTCCCGGTGCCGCCGTAGAACGTCAGCAGTTTGGTCTTGCCTGCCGCGAGCCCGACGGTGCCGGCTTCGAGCGTGGCGTAGGTCTTCAGGCAACCGCGCTTCTTGATCTGTCGGCCAGCGGTAATGTAAGCGTTCGTGCAGGCGCGCAAGCGATTGGCATCGGTCGCGGCCTTGCCCTTGCGGTGATCTATCCCGAACTCAAAGCGATCGACGGTTAGCGAGGGCATGCATTACCGTGTCGTGTCGCGGATGCCGTAGCCGGTGCCGAACCCGGATAGGGCAAGATTGAACCTTGGGTTCGTACAGAGCACCGTGATCGGACACGCGCCGCCAGCAACCGTGAGCACGCTATAGCCACCGTAGACTCCGGGCCCGGAGAAGATCACCTGATCGCTCGTGTTTCCCTGAACGACGTAGTAGTCCCAACCCTGGCTCATCCTCACGCTTTTGAGCGGCCCGGTGCCTGGATATACACCTTCTTCGACTGTTTGCATCACACCACCCTTGGCTTGGCGAGCGGCAAGTCGTAAGGCCTGCGCTCAGGTTTGAACACCTTCTGTCTCCAGGCGCCACCCTTGGCACCGTCGAGCATCGAGTTAGCGCTCGCGATCGCGTCGTCAGCATCCGGGTGCCGGTAGTGCTTCTTGGCAATCCCGAGCGCCCTCGCGAACACGATGTCGTCGTTGATCGTCGCCCGATCGGCATCGTCATCGAACGGATCGAGCGGCTTGTAGTACCAGACCCGGATCGTGTAGATCTGGTCCGCCTCTGGCCAGAACTCCAACTGGCTCAATCGCTCGTAGAAGTTCGGGTAGTTCCGACTGTCGACGGTCGTGTACAGATTCTTGTCGATCCCTTCAGCGACCGGGATCCACGTGCCGTTGACCTGCACGTAGATGTCCTCGATCCGCTGCGGGTTCGCTGCCGTCGGGTAGTCGACCAAGGTCTGGCCGACACCGATTGTGATGTCCTCTCGCCCTCGTAGCTCGGCCCAGGCGGCCTGCCAATACAACTCAGACTGGGCCTGACGCAGGAAAGAGTTAAAGATCACTTGGGACACACCGAGCCCGGCGCCGGCCGCGCCAAAACCAAGCCGAGCCTGTAGCTCGGTGCGCAGGTCCTGAAGCGTCCGGTAGACCATTACGCTGCCGCCTTGTCTTCGAGCGCGTCAGCGATCAACGCCCGCAAGACTCGTGGAGTCGTTGCCGGGTCCCAGTCGATCCCGAGACTGTCCGCCTGATCTCGCAACTGCTCGATCGGGACCGGCGCGGGCGTGTTGCGTGCCTCGGCCTCAGCAGACTCGTAGTCCCCGGTGCACGCCGCGCGCACGGCGCGCTCGAACCGACCGTCGGACAGCGGACCGTAGACCTTCTCGACGTTCGTGATCTTCACGTCCCTATGCAGGCCGTACAGGACGGCTAGACGCTCGTACTCCGTCGGGATGTCCTCGATCTCTGCATCGTCCATAATGTTCAACCTCTGGGCGTGCTCGATCGCCTCTTCCTCGCGAAGCATGTTCACGTTCCCGTCCCCATGCACCTCACGCAGGACAGCGATCTCCCAAGGCGGAACCGTCTTGACCGTGGACGACATCGGTCCACGCTTTACTTCGATTAGTGCCCGTTTCCATTTCATTGTCACACCCCTTTTCTTTGCGTGCCAAAAAAGGGGGAGGGGTTACCTCCCCCAAAACAGGCACAACACACGAGTTACACGACACCCAATGCAGAATGAGCGTTCAAACGATTACACGTCATCGCGCCGCGCCACGTGATACCCCAGTAATACTCGTACTTGTCGTACGCACGCGGAGGTTTACGAGTGATCATGTCCTGGCCCTCGATCGGGCGCAGTTTCAGGTGACGCATGTTCAGGAAGTAGCAACGCTTCTCCCAGACCGGCGACACAACACCGAGACCGTCGAGAACGGAAAACTCCGGACTCCACATCATCTCGTCGCCCCAGAACATGAGCTTGTTGGTGCCGGCATCGATCTGCCGCTTCTGGTTCGGCGTGAAGTCCATCCGACCAAAGTTAACAGAGTTGAAGGTCCGGTACGCATCGTAGAACGTCGATCCCGCGATGATCGCGAACGGGCCGCTACCGCCATTACGAATGCAGGCGCGACGCGCAAGCTCCATCTGGTCAACGATCGTGCCGGCGGCAGTCGCGAACGTCAAGCCGGTGCGCGCGTCATTACGCCACCAGATTTCCGTTGCCTTGTTGATGCCGCCAACCGTCCCGGACGTGGTCGTGAAGCTAATGATCTTGTCCAGGCCCTCGACTGCATCCGTAGACGACGTGCCGTCCAGGTGTAGCGCGATCGAGAACTGCTCGACGAAGCCGAGCTTCAGAACCTCCAACTGCTCCTTCAGGAGGTTGGTCAACTGCATGACCTCGGCATCGCTGGCAGATTCGCCAGGACCGTCGTCGCTGACCTTGATCCCGTGCTGGATCAAGCGATCTTCGTCGAGGGAGAACCCATCGTGCGCCGAACGCCAGGGGTACTGCGCTTGCTCCAACGTCTGCCGCCTGTTGTAGGTGACGACGGTCGAGCCGTTGAACCACTGGAAGTTGCTGGCGTACGTCTTGCGCAATTGCTCGACGATGTACTGCTTGGCGCCCGGTGCCGTCGGCTTGTCTGCTGACAGCGACTTGAACAGTGGGCGTTCCATTCCGACCTGATCGATCGGCGTGTTCTTGACGAAAAAATCGAGTGCCGCCTTGCCGGCATCGATAATTTCTTGTGCTGTGAAAGGAATGATTGCTCTCCTAGAGAATGCTGAAGGAGTTGCCTTTAGCCGCGTTCACTCGGTGAGGAACAACCCTGAGATTTGCCTCCACGTGCAACCCGCATACGAGCGGGTGCGTGAGCGGGACAATGTGGTCGACGACCCACTTCTCACCGAGAAGTTTGGTGCGTCGGCGCGCTAGGTCGTAGCACTCGGCAATGATGAACTTGTTCGCCCACGAAGGTTGCCTGTCTGACAGGTGCCTTCGAGTGCGCACGCGCTCACACCGCTCGGGATGGGCCTTTTGATACTTCCGGACCCGAGCCACAACCTTTTCAGGATTTTCCCTCTGCCACCGCGCCGCCATTTCTGCTTGGCGTCGCTTTCTCCCCGGATACTGCTGGTGAGCAACATCCCGGTACGAACGAAAGCAGGGCTTACACCAAGACGTTTTACCGTCCGACACCCGCGAGCACTTGTAGAACTCGTTGGTCGTCGAGCCGCATCTGGTGCAGGCACGCACTGGCTTGAGTTTGCGAGGCAAGACTTCCCCTCATGGTTGAAATAAACAACACACGAGGGGACGAGCCTCAATACGGTCTGCCGGTGGTGGGCCGGCCCGGCCTAAGCCGGAGGACACCCTGTCGGGCGGCCTTACAACCCTCTGCTCTGCCGAACGCCTGACTTGACCGCATCGAACAGACTGGCGGGCGCCTCCGAGAGCCTTGCACCCCCACTGGGGCGTAATGGCCGAGGTCCGCTACTGCCGGGCGACGGGTCGAGTGATGGGTTCGACTTCAGCACTTTATACGCCAATTTCAGTTGTGGCAACCACTGCTTAGGCGTGAATTCCTTGCTCCCAACGATGTCGTCGATGAGCGGCAGCAACTTCTTGTGCGCCGCGACAAAATCGATGTCCGACTCGCGCATGCCGTTAGCCCAGGCCAGGATGTCCTTCTGGGCCGCCTCTTCCTCTGCCTTGGCGGCCGCCTCGGCTTCCTGCCGGGAGCGGGCTTCGTCCTGGGAACGCCTCATGCCGTCTTCACGCTGCCGTAGCCGAGCCATCTCCATCGCGTGCTCGCGGGTCATGCTCATGCCATCGACGGCTTCCGACAGGTCCGGGTAGTCTTCGAGCGGGTTGATCTCCTGGCCCTCGGACCGTCCCAGGTGAAGGTCGATCGCCTTAAGCTCGCGCACCAGGACCGCACGCGCCCCTTCCAGGTCGCCGGAGCTTGCCTTGCTCGTGTAGTCCAGGAAGACGTTCAGCGACTCCTTGGTCGCGCCCGACTCCTTGAACATGCTGTTGATGTCGTCTAGGTCGCGCTTTACGGCTTCATAGTCGTTGCGCATGCCCTGCAACGCACCCTCAGCAGACCGGGTGCGCTCAACAAGACGGGCGAAGCGGGCTTGCCCATCAGGCCCAAGGCCCATGGGCGCCATGAAGTCCAGATCATTCTTCTTTGCCGGTTTGCCGCCCGGTTTCTTGTCTGCTGCGCCAGCACTCGCATCGCCGGGTTGGTTGGTCTCATCGACTTTCGCCTCCGTCGGAAGGACAGCAGACTTGACGGCATCGACCATCGAGCCCTGCTCGACGGCTTCACTCGGTGCGCTTGCCGGCGCGGGTGCGGGTGTAGTGTCCGCCGCTGGCGCCACTCCTGGGACTGCTCCTGCTACTTCTGGATCCATTGTGCCCTCTATGCGTTTTGTTCCATCTCGCTCGGCCTGCCATTACGCATGCTCACGAGCATCTCTTGCATCGTCTTCAAGGCCTGCGTCAACGCAGCGGTGTCGTTCGCCCGCCCGTTTTCCGTCGCGGCCCTCTCGCCCTGCTCGCCTGCCTGCGCGATTCGTTGCTCGATCCGCGCCAGCATGTTGTCCATCCAGTCGCGGTTCTCGCGCTCGGCATCGATGTTGAGCTTGGCGGCCGCCTCCTGCTGCTTGCGCTCGTTCTCCATGCTGGCGCTCTCGCGCGCAAGTTCGAGCTTGTCCTGCGACTCCTGCCGGCGCAGATCCATCTCGGCAGACTTGTCAGCGATCTGCTGCTGGCCCGCCCGCAACTGCTCTTCGAGTTGAGTGATGTACTCGCTCGCCTGCTGCAACTGCTGCTGTAGTTGCGGGACCTGTTGCGCCGCCTGCATCGCGGTCGTGTCGATCCCCTGACCGTCCTGGCCGGCAAAGGGCAGGATAGCCTGGATGTCTAACCGCTCGTCAAAGCGGATCAACGTCTCCTTCAGGAGCGTGATCATTGCCTGGGCAAGTTGCGAGTTGCCGGACATGAGCACCTCGTTGATGCTCATCACGAACTCGCGCAGGACGGGCAGCATCTCCGCCCACTGCTCGCGCTCGCGCTGCTTGTTCGGCTTCGCCGTGCTGCCGCCCCGGATCGAGACTTGCACCAGACGGTACACCTGATCGCGTGACAGTTCGGGCCAGACGGCGCCGGGGCCCGCGATCTCCACCACTTCCTCGATCGGCATGCATTGGCAGAGCACTTCCAAGCTATCGCGCAGCATGTCGGTCAGCAATTCCTCGACCGAGTCCCGCATGTCGTTGATGCGTGACGCCATGCCTTCCTGGAGAATGGTTGCCTCGGTCGCGGTCTTCGCCTCGGTCAGGTTGCCACGGCTCGCGTCGGGCGTGCCGGACACGAGGTCCATGTCCGCCCTGATCTGGCTCACGTCGTACATCTCGGGTTGCAACGGTATATTCGGCAAGTGACCCATGTCGTTGCCGAGAGCGTTGCCCTGGCCGTTACCGTTAACGACGATGATCTCGCGCGGCTTGCGATCGCGGATGCGCGCAACGTCATCCGGCGTGATCGAGCCTCCCTGCCTCACGATGCGGACCGGCAGCGAGTCCTCGCGGTGCTCGGCGTAGGTCGTGCGGGTCCTGTTGTACTCGTCCTGCAACTCACGCATGAGCCGCACTAGATCAAGCGGAGACCACTCCCCATCGACCGGAAAGAACGAATCACAATAGAACGGATAGAACCGGTGCGGAAGGTGCTGCGGGATGTACGGCGGACGCGCCCACCGCTTCTCGCCACTGCACATGGTGTAAACAGTCGTCGTGTCGAGATCCCAGATCTCATGTACCCGGCGCCACGATACGTTGGTCGCCGCAGCGTCCGCACGACGTAAGCGATGCGGGAGTTGCTCGTTTTGATAGCTCGTACCCGTGGGCTTGTAATTAAACGTCCGTTGGAACTCTTCGTCAGACATCCAAATGTCATGTGAGATCGCGCGAGCCTGAGCATAGTCGTCAAAGTCGGTTATGGAGTCATCCAGGATGCGGATGTCCTCGGTGAGAATACGATCGATCACGAACCCGGACCACTTCGACGGATCCGCCTGCGCCTTGAGCGCTTCCATCTGGCGCAGTAGCTCGAACTTGTTCTTCTTGGCGGCCTCAACGTCCGCCTCGCTCTTCAGTGTCGACATGAGGTAGTCGACCGAGCGCAGGTTGTCTTGCAGGTCCCGCATGCGCGTACGGGTGATCGGGTCGCTCCCCAGGTCCTTGTGGTAGACCATCTTGAGCCAACCCTCGCCAGTCGTCAGGATCGAGCGGATGTTGGACTTCAGGCGCCGCTTGATCTTGCACTCCATGATCACCTTGCGGCGAAGTACAAGCTCCGCCGTCTTGGCGAACTTCTTGACCGACTCGTACCCAACAGGATCGACGTGCTCGACCGGTGCGACTATGACATCGGGATCCTTCGCGTAAATGTGCGGGATCTGCGTCGCCATCGTCGAGAAGATCATGTTGGTACGGACAAGGCCGGGCGCACCGTCATCGTGCGCCTGACCTCGGACGTACTTTCGATTCTGGAGAATGGTCGTGAGCTTATCCTTGACGAGCGAGTCCGCCCGCTGAATGCGCTCAGACCATCTCTTGATGGCCGCCTCGGTTAGTGGATCAGGAGATCCGAGTTTTGCTTCTGCGGTTCCGTCTTGCTCGGCCATTCGTCTTCCTTGTCAACAAGCGGTCTGGAGTGGATCCCAGATCCCTGTTCATTCGGAATGATCACGCAGTGCCCGTCTCGCACGTTTCTATTCCAACCGACCATCACGCCCTCGACATACGCTATGCACATGTCATCCTTGTTCTGGTCCGCCAGAAGAACCGGCGTTGTTGACTGACCCATGGTGTCGCAGTTGAGTGAACGCCGATCGCGATACGACAGCACGATCGCTTTCGGAGTCCACCCAAACTTGCGCTTGATGTCCTGGATCAGATTGGTGACACCGTCAAAAGTCAGCGACGCCGAGATGGGCTCAAGCGCCGCTGCCTTCTTCAGGGAGTCGCCTATCACGACATCAATGCTCCCTGGATCGTGCCGGAGGTGTACGCCGAGCAACGGAGCTTGACGTACTTGTCGAGGCGAACCTCGACGTGGCACGAGCCACCACCCACCACGGTCTGCGCCGGGATCGCGATTTCGCCCGAAAGCAAGCCGTCGCGGAAGCCAGCGGTCGCAACGCCAGACGAGTTGGTGTAGTAATACTGCGTCGCGTCACGGTTGTCCGCCGTCTCGAAGAGCACGGTGCCGATGAAGATCGCAGCGACACCGAGGTCGCCGGCAATCAACACTGCCGAGTGGTTGGGGAGGAAGGGCGTACGATCGCAGACGAGCGTGACCGCTGCCGTGCCGCCGAACGTGCCGTTGCCGGCAGAACCGTTCAGCGTTGCCGACGTTGCACCTACGGACGAGATCGTCCAGTCGCCGTTCATCGAGGTCAAGCCGGTGACGCCCGCAATGCCGATACGCTCGGTGTTACGCAAGCGGTGACCTGCGGTAACGGTTGCCACGATCGGCGTGGCGTTCGTGCCAGACGTGATGAGAACGCCGGACAGTGCGGCACTGGACAACGTGCCAAGGGATTTCATCTTCAGAGACATGCTTTGCTCCTAGTCGGGAAAGGCCCGAACCCGCAGGAAGACGACGATCCTGCTGCGTCACCGGGTATGGCCCCTCCCGGTTGGGGAGGTTGCCGGCAAACGCCGGGACGGGCTCAGGGAGGAGGACCGAGAGGAAGGCGCCGCCAGCAACCGGCGGCACATTAACCCCGATCGCCCCAAGGTGTCAAACCGGCCAGGATGACCGGGCAAGCTCGGGATCGTCCGCCGGGACCGCTACCAAGGACACCGCGCAGCACCGCTGGCCGCCGTAATGGTCTGCCAATTCAGGCGGCATCGACACCCCCTCGACGATCGAGACGACCCTCGCGGCCTGCTTGGGGAGCGTGCATCCATGCTCGCCCCGGACCTGCACAAGGTCGCCGACCGTGAGCCGGCAGGCCCACTTCTCGCCACGCACGGTCGTGAACGGCAGCGGGCCCGGATCGATCGAGAACCCCATGACCCGCATCAGTTCGACTTCTTGAGCACGTCGTTGATGATGCGCGCCATCCGGTTGTCCGGCCGCCCGAACGGGTCATGTTGCAGGCGCCTGCCGCCCACGTCCACGTCGTAGCCGTCCTCGCGCGGGTCCCTGACGATCGTGCCCTCCTGGAGGAAGTAGTGCCGGCGTGCCGCCTCGATCGTGTCCTGGATGCCGCTATAGGCAAGCCTGCGCGCCTCGTCCTCACTGCCGGCCATCGCCAGGATCGGGTCTCCGCCGAGCGTGTTGCCGAGCAAGCGAGTGCCGGCGAACGTGCCATCGAACGTCAAGATGTACGCACGCCTGCCGTTGTCGCCGTCCCAGAACACCTTGTCGGTCCACGCCTCGACGCGCGGCCAGATGTCCTTCATGTTCGCGAGAACGTCGATCGACACCTTCGGCCTGGGATTGCGCGCCACCCACTGCGCGACATAGCCGGTGATCTCGTCCTGATCGCGCTCGGTCTCGACGATCTCCCGCACCAACTCCTTCTCGGCTTTGTCGTCCATCTAGTAGTCTACTGGTCCCTTGTTCACTTCATACATCGCAACCTCGCGAATGCCGGCAGCGGTCACGACGAACGCCTTGTCGCCCAGGACGTAGATCTTCTCGCCGAACTTCGACAACTCCCGGTGCGTCTTGGCGGCCGTAGCCTCTAACACCTTAGTAGAGTGTTCCGCCGCCTGCTTCGCCGCCTCGAACTTGTACACCACCTCGGAGTGCTTCTTCCTTTGCTCCAGGTACATCCCCAAGACCCGCTTGATTGTTGCGTCCTTGTTTGTTTCCTCTGCCTTAGCCATGCCTGTCTCCTATGCTCTGTATTTTGATCTCGCCCTCTCGTTCTGCTCTGAGAGTTTGATCAACTGGTCGTACGTCAACTGCGAACCCCACTTCTCCGGCGCGCTCTTCTCCGAACTGCGGAGGATCGGCCGGCTCATGCAAGCATACCGGAACTCGTCGCCCACGTGGTCCTCGCCATCGGTGTCCACGTCTTCGAGCTTCAGCTTGTCGTGCTGCAACGCCGGCACCGTGCGCCGGAAGTGCATGCAGTTCTCGGTGACGAACGCCATCGGGCTCGACTCCGAGTGATCGAGTCGATAGCGCACCTGATTCCACCCAGGGATGCGCTTGTTGTCCGCCTTGGTGAGCGGCAGCTTTCCGTCACGCCACGCCTGCTCCGCGAGCGATGGGCCGCCGTCCTCGCTGAACATCGCCGGGTCGGCAGCGTGGTACTCGATCTTCTCGTTCTCTGATAGCTCGACGACGCGCTTCGCCCACTTGGGCACACTCCACTTGACTCCGACGTTATGCTTCGTCTCGTCGCACCCGTAAAGCTCGCGGTAGCGCACGATCGCCCCGCGCGGCACGTACATCTTCTCGCCCCTCGCGTTCTTCCAGAAGAGCGCCTCCGGGCAGATGGCGTACCAACCGGTCGAGAATGGCTTCGCCGAGCCCCAGTCGCTCGACGTGAACCGGGGCCAATGCGGCGGCGGCATGAACGTCTTGAGCACGTGGATGTCCTCGTCCCACTCGCTGAAGAAGGCGCCGGCAACGACGTTCCAGTCGCCCTTCATCCAGGCCCGGCGCAGCGGCTCGTTGCCGCGCGTGGCCAGCATGAGGTTGCGCACGTACTGCTCGTGGTTCTTGAGCCCCTGGTTCTCGGCTAGGATCGAGCGCACGAACATGAACGTGAGGCCGCTGTCCGGGTCTTGGAACGGCGTGCGCTCCGGCAGCGACG